CACACTCTGCGAATTTCAATACGAATTAACTGGTGAACAATTCTACAACTGCTTCCTGGCTGCCGCCACTCAAGTCTCCAACAACGCTAAGGCGGACTATGACAAAACCAAACAACTTGTCGACATCCTCCAGAAAGGCAAAGAAACGTCAGCCGTATCCTGATTGGATCTGCTACTCATGTGGCATCAAGCACGGGGCGTGGTACCAGGATGACGGTACCTACATTGGTCCCAAGGGCTGCGCAACTTTTCATCACGGCGCCTGCGGGGTGTGCGGCACCAGTAACATCTCGGTCACGGAGCCACGGGACTATGGCCACCTCACGAGGAACCTGGAGGACATGATCCTGAAAGGTTGCTAAGCTTTGGTTGCGGCAAGCACCGTGCATGTGGGTTCAGAACCCAGGGGGTCAGATCCCTGGGTTTTTATTAGGCCCATTTTCTAGCTGGTTGCGCTGGTTTTACGACGTACTGCTCCCAGTCATCAGGCAGCTCACCAATGTAATTGACGTGCCACCCACTGAGCAGCTTGGGTGGCTTGATGATGGTGCCATCGTCGGCCCATTCGCCGCCAACGGTTAGCGGACCGATCACATCCAGCGCGTGCGTATGGCTGGCAACAAGCGGTGCGCCGTCGTCATCCAGCAGGCCAGCGGCATCCAGCGCAGCAAGGCCGGTGGTGGCGTCGGGGAAGCGGATGAAGTGTGTCATTGGGTGATGGATGCCAAGGTCGAATCAGATAGCCGTGATCGCCAAAACGCAATCCGCTTAATCGGGCCATTGCCGTAACCGCTCCCACCTGCGTTGACTCCAAGAAGAAGGCGATCTACAGAAGAAGGAATACTTGCACTGGTATCAACGGTTTGTGTCGCCCCACTAACTGCCAAATTACAGTTATCTAAAGCAAAGCCAATGGCTGATCTCGCAAAACTGTTTAAGACGTAGGGAGTTTGAGCGCCTACCGATTGAGCCACCCCCGCATTTGTGATCACATAGCGAGTGCCAGTGCTTCCTCTGTCAATCATTATTCGGTTGTTATTTGTGCCATCAGAGATGGCAAGTGAAGCAGTGCTATAAGCGGCAGCGGAAAACTCCGCAAACACCGTCCCCTCATCCTGCCGATACCAGGAGCTGAATGCAGTGCCCGTGATCGAGGCCACGTCGGCACTGCGGGTGGCGGCGGCTGTGGTGGTGGGGATGTAGCTGGTGGGGAATGCGCCGGCTTCTAGTTGGGCGCCCCACAGCAAAACGCCTGAGGTGTTATCACCAGCAAAAGACGACACGTTGGCATTATTGCATACATAATACCTGGCCGACATTGTTGTTTGCCCGACGTTTGTGGTTCGCGTAACCGAACAGCGATACCAGCCGTTTCCTACATTTTGAATGGATGCTGTGTTGCCTGCCGTGTTAGTACTTACGGTGCCAGCAGACAAGTCGAACCATGTTGGGTAATCAGATATTGCAAGAGCGCCGGGGCTAATAGCCAAGAAGTTGTAGCCATCCGCCTTTGCATAAACCGAAAGAGAGTAAGATGTTGAAGCTGTTATCGCAACGTCTTGACGCCTGAAATGCTGCCCGTCTGTGGTATTTGCGATGATTTTATCGGCAACCTGCAGACCGCTAGGGGAAAGAGCGGCATCTGAAGATATGTTTGTATTGGACTGAAGCCATGTTGTGCCAAATACTTCACTCTGCAGCAGCAAGTTCGTCCTCTGCTCCTCCACCAGCAGCCCCAGGCTCTCGCCCGTCGTGGGGTTGTGGTCGAAGCGTGGCTCGTTGGTGGCTGCCGTCTTGATCAGCCCATCACTGTCGACGTAGGTGCCGCTGCTGGCGCGGGTGAAGGTAACCAGCGACTGCCCGGTTACCGCATCAGCCAGGCTTTTGGTATCAGCAAACGGCTGGTCAAGTGATGGAACTGCGCGGGCAGTAGACCACAGTGAGTTCTTAACCCAGGGTCCGGCTAAAGCTCCTCCTGGTGTTACGCTCATGCGAAAAGCACTAGAACCAAGCATTAAAGACTACTCTCCAACGTATTGACACGTAACGTAACAGTACTAGCACTTACAGGTGTATATGCCCCACGGGTTTCAATCTCTGCATAGCAAGTTGTATTAGCTGCAGCTAACTTGACAAGCCGTCCAGGATAATCAATTTGTGTGTAAAGTGTACTTCCTAAATCCTGAGGTGTTGGTAATTCAACATAACCCATGTAATTTGCTCGATCTCCGCTAACAAGATCAAACGGAGCATTATCTGCAATTGCAGTAGGACTTGCACTATAAAAATGCACCCTAAAAGCACCCATGCCAGCTGGAACTACACTATCACTAAACACCAAAGACATACTTTGGATTAAAACAAAGCCACCAGAAGGACCAAAACCAGATAAAGTAATAATTGCAGAGCCGCCTGTATCACCTACAACATCGTTTGCGGTATACGCAGTAGTATTACTTGGTCTTGTAATAGTTGTTGTGATTCGATAAGCTCTGCCATCTACTGTTAAGCTAGAAGAATTATCACTTACAGGAATAGAACCACTGGAAGGAGTGACGCCAGAAATGCTAACCGTACCAGTAACAGACGTAGTGCCAGAAACGCTAACCGTACCAGTGACGGACGTAGTGCCAGACGTTGCAATTACGCCACTTACAAGCAAAGGTACGCCGCTAACTGTCCCTACCTTAATGACCTCATATAGTTGTGAATTTTCCCTAACTAAAGGCATGGCCTGTTCCTATTTTTTGTAATTCTATCAAAGGTTGTCGCAACTAAAATAAAAGAAATCCTATGCTTCATCGTAATGATTATTCGTTATATCAATGACTACGGTGATGGCACCTCTGGTTATGCTGATTACGGCTCTGGAATAGTAGTTACTACTGCCAGTGGGCGACCCATTGAAGTCACTAGCAGCTCCAGTGGTGTGGTTAATGTGCAGGGTGGGGGCACTGGTTCCGATGCTTTTGGTCGTTTGCGTACAGCAAACGCATTTACATTATTTGATTCCAGTCATCGCTACAAAGATAATGGTCTTTGGTCTACAGCCAGTGGTACTGGAGGCACAACAACATTTAATGCCAATGCAGGCCTTGTTGAACTTGCTGTAACCACTACATCTGGTTCAGAAGTTGTAAGAGAATCTACTAAAGTATTTCCATACCAACCTGGTAAATCACTCCTTGTAATGTCAACGTTTGTTATGGAACCTGGTAAAGCAGGTCTTAGGCAACGCGTTGGTTATTATGGTGCAAGTAATGGGATCTACCTTGAAAAAAACGGGGTTAACTCTCCTGCATTTGTTGAGCGTAATTCAGTAACTGGCAGCGTAACTGAAACAAGTGTTGCACAAACTAACTGGAATCAAGATAAACTTGATGGCACCGGACCATCCGGATTAACTATTGACCTCGCCAAAGCTCAAATTCTTTGGATGGATATTGAATGGTTAGGTCTTGGCACAGTCCGTATCGGGTTTATTATTAACGGTAAATTCATTCATTGCCATTCTTTTCATCACGCAAACTTAATTAATTCAACTTATATCACAACGGCTTCACTGCCTTTGCGTTATGAAATTAAAAACATAACGGCCACTGCAAGTAGTAGTACATTAAAACAAATTTGTTCGACTGTCATCTCGGAAGGAGGATATGAACTACGTGGCTTACAACAAGCTATTGGTACTTCAATTACTTCTCCATATAGCCTTGCAACAGCAGGCACTTTTTATCCTGTAATTTCAATTCGATTAAAATCAACAGCACTTGACGCAATTGTGGTGTTAAGTGCACTGTCTATCATGGCTGCTGGAGGTACTGCCAATTATTGTTGGCGTATCATAGAATCTGCAACAACCACAGGTGGTACATGGGTGAGTGCAGGTTCTAACTCTAGCGTCGAATACAATTTAACTGGTACCGCCACAGCAGGTGGACGAGTGGCTGCACAGGGATATTTTTCTGCCAGTAACCAAGCCCTTGCTCCTACAGATATCTTGAGAGAAGCCTTGTTTAAATTCCAATTGGAACGTGATGGATTAAGTAGCACACCATATGAAATTACATTAGCCGTTACAGCTAGTGCAAATACATCCACGGTTCATGCATCCTTAGATTGGGAAGAAATCAGCCTATGATCGCGATTCGTTGATGATAAAATAAAATCATTAATCAAGAACTATGTATACCCCTGCCCCTCAACCGCAAACAATTCCTCAAACCCCCCAGGCGCAAGTTGTGCCTCAAGCACAGCCTAAACCCAAAGCACCTAGTAAATCTAAAGATGGCGATGTGGGGTCTTTCATCCAGCAGGCTATTGCATTGTCTGCTTACTTAAAAGAACTTGAGACGCAATCACATTTGATTCACCTTAATATTGAATGTCCAGATTTTATTAGTATTCATAAGTTTTTGGGTAAACAGTATGAAGCTCATTTGGAGCAATTTGATGCACTTGCAGAGTTTATTCGGTCAATGGATTTTTATCTTCCAAAATGTGCATGTGAATTAAGAGACGCTGCTCCAGAAATGCAGGTGGTGTCTTCGTACGAATGGCGTTCCATGCTTGGAGTTTATTATAAAAACCTTGAAGAGCTTGGAATGAAAGCTAAAAAGTTAGAACCTATTGCTCAAAAAATTGGGGCAATCGATATTGCTAATTTCTTGGCTGATCTTGTTGGCCAAGCCTTTAAGGCAGCTTGGTTTATTAAAAGCATTTTGCGTGCAGCTTAAATACAAAAAAGCCTTAGCAATTGTCTTTGGGCAGTCGCCAAGCAATCCTATTGCACTATTGCAAGAAGCACATAAAAGACCGCGAATATTTCCGGTTTGATGACAATGATCTACAGAAAAATACTTATGTTTTTTACTTTTTGAAGAAGGATTGTTGGTTCTACAGATCGCACAACATCCATTTTGGATTTTAAACAAATAATCATAGTCTGATTTTGTTATCCCATAACGGTATTGTAATTTGTTTTCCCATATTTTTTGTTTGTTTTCTGGCTTAGCGTGTGCACGCCTATTTTTTTCTAAGACGCAACTTTTACATTGTTTTAAATAACCGCCCGCTCTGTGCTGTCTTTTTTTTGACTGTTTATAAAAACAAGTAGCTAACTCTTTTTCAACGCCACAACAAGTGCACTTGCGTTTTTCCATTGAAGAGCATACAACTTTTATCAGGATATCAAATAAATGACATTTATCAAGAATACAACTAAAGCTGATGAGGAGACTTGAACTCCTGGCCTGAACTTTACAAAAGTCCTGCTCTATCCAACTGAGCTACATCAGCAAGATCGGGATAACAGGATTTGAACCTGTGGCATCCGCCTCCCAAAGACGGCGCTCTACCGCTGAGCTACATCCCGAACAACATCATTATAAGCACCCAGGCAGGACTCGAACCTGCATCGCATTACTGTTTATAGCGTTGCGTCCAACGCATCAACAGGTGCCGTACTATCCAATTGTCTCGGACTGGGCGTTATCGGTCGTGCAGGAATCGAACCTGCTATCTTCGGCATTGCACCTATGCCCTGCCACTGGACTACCGACCGAGTGACCCCTCTGTTTGAGCATCATCTCTAGTAACCATTTTGTCGACGTCAACAAAATGGTCACCGCCTGAGAGCTAGGCTTGAGGGGTGTTGCTGTATGTCACCAGGTCGCAAAACCTGACTCGCTTCAGGGCTTTACATACAGAGTTCGTTGAGCTTGCCAAATGGGTCCCCGGCTCCAAGGTGAACTACTCCCTTACGCAGACACGGCGGCCAAAAATTTCCAGCCCATGTGCTGCACCATACCGACAGAGCAGTATGGTTGGTGGTGATGGACCAGGTGTGTCGCCTTCTAGGCTGTGTGCCTAGCGCGCACAGGGACCTGGCCTCTATCAATGGTATTGTAGCAAGTTATTTCTTTTTAGGTTTCTTAGCAGTCTTAGCGGAATCTTTAAATGCTTTGGCAGTAGGTGCACCTTTTTCGCCAGGCTTACGCATCTTTTCACCAGATCCTTTCTCAATGCGTTCACGTTTGGCATTGATATTAGCATACAATCCGGAATCACCAGGTTTCTTTTGAGGCATTGTCCTTTTGTTTTTCTTTTAAGATCTTAAGATACTTACATTCTTTTGTAGCTTTCATCCAGTCTTTTGGAGGTTCTGGAATGACATTACATAACTGACAAAAGTAGCATGTTAGGCGTTCACTTTCCGACAGGACCCTGCATCTTGCCATACTTCTCTAGGATTTCATCCATCTGCTCAACAGATTCTAATCGCATTAACAGTTCGGAAATGGTAGAGATGGTCATTGGATGTTCTGAACGTGCAGCAAAAGCTAGTGCATCGCGCAGATGTTTGGTTGCCTCGTTGATAGATTCTTTGACTTGATTAGAGATTGACATCTCAGATGCAGTAGGTTTCCTAAGTATAACAGTACTGCCAAACATAAACAAATAATCAGATGTACTTATTATGACTTATGAATTTTTGTAGGTAAGTGTGGGATATACCACTGGGATGTACGGGTTATTCTTCGGGCCAGATCCAGCCAACTTGGTATTCGTCGATAAATGGTTCGATGTCCAGGGCATCCATGACTTCGTAGATCAAACGCCCTTTACCCATGCGTTTATTGTTGAAAATGATGTTGTCATCTACAGCGATTAAAGTCCCAGGGGCAATGATGTTCTTGGCAGCAAACAGTTCCTTGAGATGATGAGATGCTGCTTCCCAATCGTTACCCCAGTCTGTAATGTTGTACGAATCTAGGTACAACAGATCAACATTGCCGTAAAGAGTACCAAGGAATTCAACGGAGTCAGAGCAGATGACGTCCGCATGTTTGGTATTGTTCTTTGCCAGGACGCAAGCGTTGGGGTCAATGTCAACAGAGATCAATTGACCTTTGCCGCCACACTGGAGGTCGATGAAGTTATCGAACAAAAGTGTAGAGCAGCCGTCGCCGGAGTAATTATCCTGCTCGCGGTAGGTACCGGTCTCAATGATGACAGGATTGTTGCGTTTCTGGAGTAGAGAAAAGATTGTGTCAAAGCCTGCAGCCCGTGCAGCAAGCTTAGGCTTAACGTCAGAGAAGTAAGAATTCCATTTGGAATTAGTCATCAGAGATCAATGCGTTCGTAAGGAATGTCTTGGTCAATTAAATGATTTTCAAATTCGTCGGCCTCAGCTGTTTCAACATCTTCTGTGACGGGCCAACCGTCAATATCGTAGTAGAAACGGGTTAGATTACATGCCATGGATCGTAGTCCAGATCGACTGCTTTGTCAGGAAATCAACACAAAGAATAGTAGTTACTGCAAGCATTGCAACTCTGCCATTCATACGTTCTGCATACCAAGCAAAATCAGAAGGGTTGGTGGGGATGCCAAAAAGATCGGGTAATGCTTCCTTGAGGATGGCAACCAGAAGCCATGAGATGCAGTGATACCAGCCAATGATGGTGTAACGGATTTTTTGTAGGCCCGTCATCGGAGGGGGTATGCGATAAAAACAATGTAGGCATCAATGGCAGTGATTGTCAAGAGTGCCAGGAGGATACTGGCAATTGCATACACAAAACCTCTCATGTGCACTAAATAGATATAAGTGTTAGCCTGAGGATAATATACAAAACCTCAGATGGTTGCTACAATAAATAACAGCAAAGGTTCTTTGCTTAGTTTTCAGGAGCAGCCAGAGTTGATGCGGGAGCTAAACAGCCGCCCCGCTCGCGTAACAATCAACGGTAAAAGGCATTATCACACACCGTTTGAAACGGGGCCGGCACCAAGTGTAACTACAATTCTTTCTGAGACCGCATCAGAAGCCAACAAAAAAAAGTTGGAGATGTGGTCAAAGGCAAATCCTGGTGTCAAAGAACAAGCAGCAGAAAGGGGTACAGCAATCCATTACGGTATGGAGTGCTACCTAAAAGGAAATAAAACTCCGGACATTGCTCCAGAACTTGCAGACTTCTGGGGTGGAATGCCAAAGATCTTAGATCAGTTTGAGGAGGTACTATGGGCAGAAACGCCACTGCTTGAGAAGCATCAATTTGCATTATCCGATGACGGCATCGGTCGTGTATGGGGGCGTGATGAGAATGGCAATGCGTGGTGTGGTAGTCCCGACATTATTGGAGTAGCTAACAACAAGCTAACCCTGGCGGATCTCAAGACCAGTGTTAAACCTTACAGCCGTAAATGGCCCAGTGAATTTGAGAAAGGATCACCGGAATGGCGCGACCTACTTGGCGGGCACATGAAGTTTAAAAAAACATTAAAACAGTTAGCGGCATATGACATTGGCATCCAGCAGACATTGGGGATGACTGTGCAGCAGGCGGCAATTCTTGTGTCAACGCCAGAACGTACTCAGGTATTCAAAATTTCCAGGCGATTTTTAGATTCTTTGCACGATGACTGGTACAAGGTAGTGACTGAGTATTACAATCAGTTAAGTGCTATGCAAGATACGGATGGAATCGAGTAGTTCTTCCAAGTGGACCGTCCCTGAGGAAATTGAAAAGCAGCGGAAGATTGCTTGGTCTGTTGCTACATCAACAGCTGTTACCACTAAAGAAGATCCTGTGATGATATACAACAGGATTATGAAAGATTTTCAAATGCTTAATAAGACTAATGAGTCTCAAAACTCTGGAAATACGTAACGTTCTGCCCGGATTCCCAGGGGTAGGATAAGTAGACAAACAACAAAAGACCTCCAATGGTAATTGATATTGCCGTTGGTGAGTGGATGAATACGCTCCAGAATCGCATGGATAGTGCGATGGATGGGGATTGTTTTTGTCTGCCCACCCCTATGCATCTTCATGCTTTCTTCCTTGTAAAAGAGCAGTCCTTTCCCAATAAGGACCTTAAAGTGGAACTCAAGCAATCTGTAAACGCATGACAAATATCCAGAATAAAGCTCTTCGGCCAGGGGAAATTCGGCTCGACTACATCTCTCATGAATGGCCACTTACTCCTCTTGGAGCTAATAAAGACCCATATGTACCAGGTTGGCAGAACAAACCGTTTGGTGTGAAGGAAATTGAAGAGGAAATCATTGGGGGTAACTGTAAAGCCATTGGGGTTATGGGAGGCCCCGCCTATAACCATCCTTATGGTCTGATCTGGGTTGATATTGACGGTGCTTCCGTCTACCAGGTGTTGGAAGGGTTGGCGGGTGTGCCCTGGAAACAGGTGTTGACTCCTACGCTGACAATTCTGAGTGGTAAGCCGGGTCGTGAACGTCGCCTCTACAAGCTTGATCGAAAGAAATTCGATCATATGGTCCGCAACAAATATGCGTGGCAAGCATCAGTAGACAAAGAAAAACTTGAGATTCTTTGGAAGCGGCACCAGGGTGTGTTGATGGGTCTGCATCCAGAAACGGATGGGTACTATACGGCGGAGGGAATGGGGTTTGAGTTTGCAGGTAATCTGCCTGAGCTGCCGGACTTTTTGTTAAATGCAATCATTAACAAGAATGTCAAGCAAGGGGTTCCGCATAAGGAAGTAACTCGTGTTGTTGGTCCAGGCTTTGTGGTGAAGTCTGAGATTGGTCTTGAGCGTGATATCAAACTTGCGACTGAAGCAATGTGGGGCATGCCTCCAGAGGCAGCAGATGATTATGACATTTGGATTACGGTTGGCCAAACCCTCCATGACTTAGATGATTCGCTCCTTGAAAATTGGGAGGAATGGTCTAAACAATCACCTAAGTACAAAGAAGGTGAATGTCACAAGCGGTGGCTGTCGTTCAATAAAGGTGGCGGTCGGACTGTTGGGACTTTAATTCATGTTGCTCGTGAGAATGGCTGGCAGCCGTCCCAGGAGCATCGTGGTCTTTCGGTAGATGATGAGACAGTAGAGCGTAGTTTAGAACTTCTTGATGAAATTGAAACCCCGGATGATCCCATGGCAACAACATTTGTTGAAACTGATGAACCTCAGGTTGAACCCGATAAAAAGCTGTGGGGTGGGCAGGTTGCGGAAGGAACAAAACCAAAGAAAAAAATGAGGCAAGATAAAGAGAGTAAGCCAAGGAACCCTTCATCTGGTGAGGTGACGGATGCTTTGCGCACAATGTATAACGGTAATCTGCGCTACAGTCAACCCCACGGTCAATTCTTTATCTACGGTAAAGAAAGCGATGGGCTTTGGTCTCCGCTTACCAAGTGTGAAATGCTTGGGGACATTCGCCAAAAACTTGTTGCATTAGGTGAAGATTTGCCGCAAGGGTTCTCATCGAATTTGATGACGGATGTATTTACGCAGCTGCAAGCAATTTTGGTGTTTGATGATTGGTATGACGGCACAGATTACTTGTTGTTTACCAATGGTGTATTGGATGTAGAGCACAAGGAGTTATTGCCATTTAGCAAGGGTATGTACTTTACCCAGCAGATGCCATACCCTTATGATCCTGCTGCGGGATGTGAAGAAATTGTTAAGTGGCTGAAGCATACTCAACATGGAAGCTGGAGCCGTGCCCAAGTACTTAGGGCTTGGTTGCGTGCCACACTCTTGGGTAGGTATGAGATCCAAAAGTTTGTGGAGATTGTGGGCCCAGGAAAATCAGGGAAGTCAACCTATGCAAACTTGGCTGTGGCATTGGTTGGTAAACAGAATACCTATTCAACAGACTTTGAGAATCTGGAGAAAAACAGATTTGAAGCAGCAAGTTATATGGGTAAGAAGCTGCTGCTGTTCCAGGATGCGGACCGTTGGGGTGGCTCCGTATCAAAGCTAAAAGCAATCACTGGTAATGACTGGATTCGCTCTGAGCGTAAATACCAGAGTGAAGGGCAGGATCCTTTTCAGTATCACGGGATGGTAATGATTACGGCTAATGAGGCAATCCAGTCGACTGACTACACGTCTGGCTTAGCACGTCGTCGTCTCACAATTCCTTTTGATAGGCCCTTTGAAGGGGGTCAAGCAGAGCAGAAGGAGTTGATCAAGTTTGATCCAAAGGGTAGGCCGCAGGGGGTATTTGCTCCTTTGCTACCAGGACTTGTGAATTGGCTGTTGGATATGTCGGAAGAAGAGATGCGCTCCCTTCTGATGGAAACAGGAAAGCGTATTGATTTCTTTGGTAAGTACGAGAAGACTCAAAGCCTGCGTTCTAATCCGATCCTTGATTGGATGGATCACAAAGTTGTGTTCTTTCCTAATGCCAGGACTGTGGTTGGTTTCTGTCGTACTAATCAGGGCGGCATTAGTGGGTACTACGACAACAAAGACACATGGCTGTATGCAAGCTATGCAGAATTCTGTAGGAACTCAAATGTCAATATTATGTCCAGGGGTAGGTTCTGGCCTTTGTTCCTTGACATCTGTAGCCATCAGCTGAAGCTGAAAGTGTTTGGCAAGAAGAATGTAGCTGGCATGCACATCTTTAACGTAGCTATCAGGGAATCAAACATGGACAAGTTTAAAGCCCTGCCTTCGATTGTAGAATTTGCAGCAAACCCTGACAAATATAAAGAAGAATATCCAGAGCTTTTTGTACCTACCAGTGAGAAAATGGAGGATGATGCATCAATGTAGTGAGCAATGGCCGGCATCTAATCCTTGATTTGTACGGATGCGATCAAGGTATTCTTGACGATTACCAAGAGCTTCAACGGTTGCTTGAAGCTTCTTTGGTAATGGCAAACGCTACTATATTGCGAATCTTTGGGGAAAAGTTCCAGCCGCAAGGGGTGACGCTGTTGGCGCTGCTGGCAGAATCACACGCATCTGTGCATACGTGGCCGGAGTTAAGTTATTGCGCAGTTGATCTGTATACTTGTGGCGATAAAACAAAGACGCATCGAGCCGCTGAGTTTTTAAAAAAGAAGTTGAAAGCAGAAACCGTAGAAGAAAAAGAGTTAGTAAGATCGACAACACCGACGAATTAGGTATAGTTAAGCCAGTTGTTTCGACTAATGTGACTAAAAAACCTAAGGTGTTGTGGGTAGCAGACTTTGCTGCCATGACGGGATTTGGCCGCGTAAGTGGTGCTGTACTGCCACGGCTGAAAGATGATTATGAGGTTGTGGTGTTGGCATGTAATTGGCACGGTGACCCAACGCCTGAGCAGAAAGATTTCAAGATGTATCCAGCATCTAATCGTTTTCAGCAGGCACCATTTGGCGAAGAACGTATCAGGGAGATTGTGGAGAAAGAGGCGCCAGATATTGTGTTTAGTTTGAATGATCCGTGGATTGTGTCAGAGCAGTATCGGCGGATTGAAGATCTGCATAAGCAGAAGAAGTTTAAGTTTTGTGGTTATCTGACTATGGATAGCTACAACTGGATTGGTGGCATTGAGCCACATGTCAATGAGTGGGATGCATTGATTGCCTTTACGGAATTTGGTGCACAAGAATTTGTAAAAGGTGGGGTAACCAAACCAATTGCTGTGATTCCCCATGGTTTGGATAGTGAGATTTTCTATCCAATGGATAAGAGTGAGGCTCGCAAGAAGCTGAGTCTTTCGGACGATACCTTCATTGTTTTCAATGGAAATAGGAATCAATTCCGCAAGCGGATTGACATTACAATTGCTGCGTTTGCCAAGTTTGCAGTAGGTAAGCCAGATGCGCAACTTTACTTGCACATGGGTCTTAAGGACCAAGGCTGGGATGTGATGAGTTTGTTTGCCAGGGAGATGCAAAAGAATGGGCTGGATGCCAATGGACGCATCATTCTGACTGCAAATACGCCTAACCCTCCGAACGTGGATGTGGATACCCTGCGTGCCATCTATAACTGCGCTGACGTGGGTGTCAATACCTGCAAGGGTGGCGGTTGGGAGCTGCTCAACTTTGAGCAAGCAGCTTGCCGCGTGGCACAAGTTGTACCGAACCACACCAGTACCAAGGAGATCTTTGAGGGGTATGGGTGCCTGATCCACTGCAACCACATTGATGTGGACACCAATTACTCACGTGAGATGCCGTGCCCTTCGACCGAACACCTTGCGGCAATTCTGGAGGACCTGTACCAGGACCGTAAGGAGCTTGGTGCTACTGCTGAGCGTTGCTACCAGCGGGTGACAGATCCCTGCTTCTCTTGGGAGGTGATCGCCAAGCAGTTTGATGGGGTGTTCCAGGAGGTGATGGATGGGTCATTTGATGACCGGCATTTGCTGGAGCAGCCAGATGTAGCGGTGAAGGCAGATGAGACCAAGGGTAAGAAAAAGAAGGGCAAGAAAGCAAAGAGGGAGGTTGGCTGGAAGGAGTGAGACTGGTCTCAACCGAGAAAGATAAGATTTCCCCTGGAAACAGGGGATTTTTTGTGGGTGTGGCCAGGGGAAACACAGAAGATATGAAAAAAACCGGCCCTTGTTGCGGCAAGGCTTTTAGGGTGAAACATCTGAATTAGGTTGGACTTGACCCCCCTTTTAACCCTTACGTAAGCGAAATAACACTTTGGTAATTGTGTCATTAAAAGTGTCATTAAAAGTGTACGTGGTTTGCTTGGGTTGAGATTGATGTAAGACGGGTGGTCCTGGAAAAAATGACACTTTACATGACACTTTACATGACACTTTACATGACACTTTTAATGACACTTTTAATGACACTTTGGCCAAAGTGTTATTTGGCTTATATAAAGAATAAAAGGGGGGTCAAGTTCTATGCAGGTCAGAGATGTGGTCCAACTATTCAGTCCCTGCCTTGTGCTAGCATTTTTGCAGTTCAGACGTTTTTATGCCTGCTGCACTGCCTCTCCCTATTGGGATGCTCCGCGAACATTTGGTCCTTACAGATCAGTACCCATCTGGCCTTGCATGGAAAAAATCAAATGGCTGGCACAGGAAAGGTGAGATGGCCGGGAAATTGAACCCACGCACCCGGCACTACCTTGTCACGCTTTGGGGGTCCACTTACCTCGCCCATCGCATCGTCTACGGCCTTGTGAGCGGCACAGACCCCGGCTCAGCACGCATCTACCACCTTTCAGAGGACCACGACAATCGGAAGGGTCTCTCCCTGGTGCCAGGCAATTACCCATACATAGCTCAACGTGAGTCTCAAGTGGCAAAACAAGACACTTGTGTGGTTAATGACACTTTGGCGTAAAGTGTCATTAGGCATCTCTGAATGTCTCAGCATTCTCATTTAAGTCTTACTTCATGGCAAATCTTGTTTCCCGTATGGCTCCAATGAATATCCGCTATTTACATGATGCAAATAATTGTGATGATGCAACGCTTGATCATTCTGGCTACTATCGCGGTTTTCCTTGTCCCCATAACCACACTATCCGGGATAAAGAACACCACTGGTGCTATTACTGCGTTCAAAAAATCTGGAAGAACAACTGTGGAATGGATGTCAATTTTCTCAACTACAACTACAAGCACAAGCTAATAAAACTCTGGAACCGCATTGAGATTGGTTCGATTGATGAATGCTGGCATATCAATGGCCCGCAAAAAAGGATTTGTCTTCCTTCGTATCGTTCAGGTTATTCCAAACAATTATCAGAGAATACATCAGTACACAAGGCTATTTACATTTCAACGTGGGGTGATGTCGGTAGTTGTTTTGTTACTCATGCTTGCGGTAATAAACAATGCGTCAATCCAGTACATCTGCTGTCCTCCTGGAACAGGGAGCATCCTCCTCAACGCATTAGCCCTTTGATCCTTGAGTTTGACCCACCAAAACTCATGCGTTTTGCTAATGCAGAAAAACAAAACAAAACAGAAAGTCTCACAAATAATCTGTTGCGCTCAACAATTACACATCCACTTGAGGCACTACCTGAGCCTACGTACCACATTGATATGCCTGGTGAAGAACCTCAACTTACTAATGAAAACTTGCCGCACTTACAATGAAGTGACAAGGTAGTACCTAATAATGTCAAGGGCTCAACTTACTGCTCAACGTCAACGTACGCAAGACAATCCATTGGTACTTGGTACGTTTGATACCACTACGTTACGCTATTTAAAAGGAAGTCTTGGCCCTCAAAACAAACTGATTGGCTATAAAGATACTTCTCAAACCTCTAATGGTGGTTTTGGCGGCGGCACATACAACCACTGGTTTCAAATCAACTTAATAGACCCAGGGTGGATTATTGTTACCAAAGGACCGCCGCGCCCTAAGTACATCCAAGTATCTGCGTATAGTCTTGACAACATTCCTATTCAAGGCAGGGGGATATTTGACGATGACTCTGTGACTCTTGTTGATAACAATGAGTTATATCATCCATATTTTGGTCATGTAATGCAAGCGCAATCTGACTTGTACAACAAATTTTCTGCGTATCGTGTTGATCGTGGCGATGACAGATACTACACCTTATCTGCTGGCAGTTATTTGATTTGTATTTCTACCACACGCAATGAACCTCTTGACTACGAAGTTGGTATTATTGTTGAATTCCCTCCAACGGAACTGGCTATTGCATTAGAAGACGAATATGAAGTGTCTTTGTTTCTTCAGGAAACAGCTATTGATTATGACCGTACAATCTACATCAACTCTCCCGTCACTTCTAATACAACCATTTCTCTAATTACAGGTAAGCCTAACGGTTTTACAGAAGCTACCGCTACTGTAAATTCTGGAGTTACAGTTACCGTACTTGATGGATCCACTTGGTTCATTGGTGATTCAATTCCTTCTGCGCAAACACCTGAGTATGTAATTTACGCAGAACCACAAGAGGGCGATGAGTTTTTTGATACCATTCATGATCATTCTTTGTCAGAATGGCAAGAAGCTTGGGAGTCGCAGCACCAAGACACTGATAAATTCCCGCAGATTTTTATTCCTCTTGCCAATCGACCTTGATGTCTTTACGTACCAAGCGTAAAAAGAAAAGCGTATTGTTGAAGTTAAATCATCAGGATTGTTATTTCAAAATGCGTTTAATTCCTTATGTCAAACAGGGACCAGGTGTGGTATGGCTAGTAAGTCTGGCAGTGGCTAAATCTAAAAGGCAAATTAATGATTGGTTGAATAGGCGCAAAAAATCCTCCACTTATCGACTTGATGCAAAACTTACTGGGAAATCTGGAAATCAAATACAAGCTTTTGCAATTCGCCAATTGAGACAATGGTATTCTGAGTTGCCACCAGGGGATTCATTGGCTCTACGTTGTGAATCAGCTTTGCCTGATAAACAATTTCAAGTTTGGCAAAAATGGTTTGAACGCAACGAAGATCCCGGTTGGGTAATCAATTCATACTTTAAATCTTTCTATATCTACAAACCATATCCAGTAGAATAAAACAAGATCCTTAAGTATCATGGACAAATTTCAAGCTTACTTTGAAGCTGTGCTTGCTATTCATGCAGCCGCATCTGCCATTACTGCCTTGACTTCTACCCCGAAGGACGATACTATTGTACGTAAAGCCTATCGAATTATTGAAATCCTTGCGCTTGTGGTTGGCCGCGCCAAAGAGCGCTGATCAGTAATCCCAACGTACTTTTGGTTTGCCTGGCCGCATTCCTAAATGCACAAAACCTTTTTTTGCTCCGTAGCCAATGGAGTACGGCCAGTGCCTATCACACCAATCTTGTAGCGTCCAGATGTTTATACCTTCAATATAGAAATCAATAGCACCCTTGGAGGGTGCATCATAAGTATGTTCACTATTGCGTGCGCCCCCAACGGCTGAGTTAATGGGCTCTGGTCGAGATGCACTGGTAATGATCAATGGTTTGTTGTTGAATTCTTCTCTGACTTTTTCAAGGAATTCACACAGTTCTAATGCTGTATCACATTGATGTTGTTTTGTAAAACGCCTTGCCTCTTGGCTGAGAGTTAACTCACCATACGTTATGTGTTCTGTGACACGTGTTGTGAATGGGCTCCAGGGATTAAAGGTCTTTTTGCTTTCTTCTTTTTTATCTACTGCAGGCTTACCAGTCTGCCGATCCATGATCTGAATCAACTTGGTGCTGTAGTCAGGATCTGTTGCGTATCCCTCTGTTACCAAAAGCTTGGCACAGTCGTTACGATCTTTAGCTCGATTAACCCCTTTGTACTTGCCAAAGTCTTTGTACCACCTGTCAACTAAGTAGCAGACACAGGTTTGAAGATCTGGAAAATCAATAAACCCTGCTTTAATTGTTACCCATTTGCCGTTAATAAATTCTTGAGTGTTGACATTAGATCCGTTTCCTTTCAATCCAAAGTAATTGTTTTTACCTGACGTTGCCTTGCCCCATCCTGATTCAAGTGCCCACTGGGCAGCAACAACTTCTGGGAACCTGGCTCCAGCAGCAGAAGCACCTGCTAGAACACCTTCCCAATTATTGTCACACTTATTGTTATCGACAACTTTTACCGCTGTTTCTTTACGGTACTTAGACGCAAAAAGCTCCAGGGTTGTAGTATCTACTTCACCCTGAAGCCATTCCCAGGCGTCAATCTGATGCTTCTCACCTTTAAAAAATTGAGCAGCATCAACAAATTTTATTGGCATTGCCCTAAAGCTTTTGCATCAACTCTAGGGCAAGTTTACCAAATCACCAAGGAACGCCAGTAGCTTTTGTTGGCTGCGCTTGCTCGTTAATTTGCGTGTTCAACGCATCAGCAATCTCTGCTACTTTGTCACTGCCAAGCTTGTCTTTGATCCAGCCAATGACAAGATCTTCTGTCAGATCAGCAAAAGGAATGAGAGAATCACCACGCTCAAGTCCCATGCTGCCGTAAGCATTGGAACGATACACACCATCGGTTGCATCAACGGTGTAGTGCACGTTATACACATAACCATCAGCAGTTTCCCGCTCCAGGTTTGAAATTTTCCAAGTGATGTCAGCCATAAAAAACAACAGTCTTTACCAAGTATACCAAATAGTTTTGTTAAATGCCAAGCTTTATTTTGCTTCCAGGGAAGCAACTTTAGCTTCAAGCAAGTTAATGCGTTCCAGTGCTTCCTGCAATGCGGCAACGACGAGCGGTACTAGTTTGGATTGGTCGATGCCTTGGTAGACGGGGTTACCATCGTCATTGACTGCATCTTTCTCGCCAGTAATCGCCTCAGGAACAACACTCTGCACTTCGTGAGCAAGAAAGCCATCAACCGTCTTTGTAGGGTCCGCAATGAAGTTAAAGCGGCTGGGCTTCAGTTGCTGTAGGCGGGCAATGCCATCAGTAACTGCGGTGACGTTTTCTTTGAGGCGATAGTCGGATGAAGTGTTGTAAGCAGTAGAAGTGGTAGTTGTAGTAATTGATCCAACGAAAACATCGCTACGCCTAAAATTCATAGCATCCGCCGTGCCAGTTGAAAGATTTGAGTTTATAAATAAAGAGCAACCACCATCCGGTCTAGATAAAAATAATGCACCATTGTTGGGCTCCATTCCGATGCCCGTTGTTGTGTTGCCAAATCCCGGCGTGTCTGTAGTCGATTGACCAATGCGAATAGTTCCGCCCCCCGTAATCCTCATCCGCTCCGCCGGAGAACTGAACCCGTCGGCGGTAGTGCTGAACACTAAACGACCTGGCATATCATTGGAGCCAGGGGTGCCGTCTACAACTGCGGTAATCGCTGCGGCCTGCTTGTAACCAGTACCGTCGTGACCGTTGAAGAGGATGTTCCCAAGCGCATCTCCGCTTTGAACAATTGTTCCAGTACCAACTGAGGCACTGCGAGACTTGGAAAAATCAATACCAAGAGCAAAAGCGTCAGCGCTATAGGTCGAGAGCTGAGGACCTACCCCAGACCCTCCAGATACATTGAGAAGATTTCCTGTTGTGTAAGTATTTCCTTGAACGTAAGTAGACGTCCCCACCAGCAACCTGCCGGAGCTGTCAATGCGGGCCTTCTCTACTGGGCTACTAACTCCGCCACCTGTAGCAAAAGCAAGAGTATTAGCGGATGGTCCATAGATCATTGCCCCGCCGTTATTGAACTCAATGTTGGGATTTGAGGCAGAAAGGCGGATGTTGCCTTGCACATCAAGGGCTGCGCCAGGGCTCGATGTGCCAATACCTACAAGCCCTGCCGAGGTGATGCGGAGGCGTTCAGTGTTGTTGGTACCAAACCCAATCGAGCCGCCATCTTCGCACTTGAGGTAAAGCGTGCCTGTACCCCTATGCGTAAGAAACGAATCGCCGTTTGCTCCATTGTTATTACGTAATAACCTAAGGCCGTAATCTGTATAAGTTGTATCACCAACAAGATCAATGTAAGCATTGCGGTTGCCAGTAGCGCCTGCGCCGATTTGCAATTCGGCATCACTAGTATCATTCGCGCCGATACGAGCTGGGCCAGCAACATGCAATGTCGCATTGGGACTTGTAGTGCCAATACCAATACCACCACTCGCATCAACAAACAATCTTCCAGCACCATTTGTGCTAATGCCAATTTGATCAGCACCTGGACTGTAGATACCGGTGTTGATGTCATTACCTACAACTAATGCGGGTGCGGCTGCAGATCCTAGTGTAACAACACGAATTTGACCAACAGAGTCAATAATAAGTCGACTGGACCCACCAGTACTAACACCTAGTTGATCTGTACCAGCGCCATAAAAACCTGGCGCGATACTAGCGCCAGTACCTACTTGAACACTCGGAGCACTAACGGTACCAGCTGGAGCAACTACAACTGCACCTGAGATCTGAGTTGTAAATACACCTGACGCTGCATTAACAGTGGTACCGCTAATCGTTACGCCACTAACAGTTGTAGCTCTAATGGTTGCACCAGATACAGTACCAGTTACTGTTACGTTGCCAGTAAAAGTTGGGTTCTGAACTAACCCAGAAATAGCTACACTTTTATCTACACCACCATCAGTGAAAGTAATAGTATCAACTTTAATAGTTCCGTACGGCATTGATGTTTACCTGTTTTTTTCCTATTTTAATTCAAAAGATCAAGGCAGGATAGTTAAAGGGCCTTGAATAACAAATCCACTGGCACCACCGGACACGACACCTGAACAAACAATGGCAGGTGTTGCACCAGATGGTGTAGTAATTGTTATTGTACTACCCGTGATATTGGTGAATGCACCTGTTGAACCGGTGATTGTTACACCTGAAACCTGTGAACTAAAGTTGCCACTTGCAAAGTTAGCCGTCGTACCTGTAGCAGTAGTACCAGTAAGTAAAACAAAGCTACCCGTGGTTGCGGTAACGGTAATAAATTGAGCAGTTGTTCCCGTTATCGTGTTGCCAGATAATGTAGTAGTAAAGACACCACTGACAAAATTAGCTGTCGTGCCAGTGGTGGTTGTACCTGTTAACGAAGTAAAACTACCTGTAGTTGCAGTAAGCGTGGTGAATTGACCCGTCGAACCTGTAACAGTAATCCCACTGACAGTACCAGTGACACTGATGCCGGATGCAAAAAATCCAGAACCAAGGGTTGTTGTTGTCCCAGAGAATGTTAGATTACCAGAGAAAGTCTGGTTAACAGCAGTAAGATTTTGGAAAATACCAGAGGTTGCCTGGATGGTGTTACCGGTGATGGTTGCACCGGAGAGCTGCGTAGTGTAGACACCGGAAACAAAGTTGGCTGTGGCGCCTGTAACCGTCGTTCCTGTCAACGAAGTGAAAGTGCCACTGACACCGCTGATCGTGTTGAATTGACCAGTGACGCCAGTTATGGTGGCACCCGTTAATGAAGTAAATGCCCCGCTGACACCGGTAACAGTCGTGAACTGGCCCGTAGTTCCAGTAACGGTTGCGCCTGATAAAAGAGTTGTAAAAACACCTGTGACACCAGTGACAGATGTAAATGCACCCCTGGTGCCAGTGATGGTTGCACCTGAAAGCTGAGTGGTAAAGACACCAGAAACTCCAGTAACTGATGTAAATGCTGCTGTAGTACCTGTTACTGTTGTCCCGCTAAGTGTTCCCGTAACATTCAATGCACCACCAATGGTTCCAGAACCTGCAACTGTAAGTGCGCCACTGGTACTTAAGTTGCCACTGGTATTGATGGAACCACTAGAAGTTATCGTTCCGGTTACCGTTAAGTTGGTTTGAATTACCTGGGATCCAGCTGTTAGTGTACTGAATGTTCCCGTAGCGCCGCTGATATTGACACCGGTGACATTGGTGAATTGAGCGTTAGTACCTGTAACGGTTGCTCCAGATAACGTACTAGTAAATACACCAGTAACACCAGTGATAGTTCCACCTGATATTGTCTGGCCTGTAATCGTGGTGAATTGAGCCGTAGTGCCGGTGACTGTAGCCCCCGACAGGAGTGTGTGGAAAATACCGGTAACGCCTGTTACTGATTGAAAATTACCGGTGGTTGCCTGAACGGTCGATCCAGTGATTGTTGTGCCAGAAACCCTGGTAGTAAATGTGCCAGATACAAAGCTTGCAGTTGTACCTGTAAACGTAGTGCCGCTTACTGTTCCACTGACTATTGCATTGGTTTGAACAAGAATTCCACTGAAAGTGGCGTTATCACTGACTGTAATTCCAGCTGCTGTAATCTGGCTTGCAACAGCCAAGCTACCCGAGATACTTACATTACCACTAAAGGTTTCGCCCGTAACCGTGGCGTAGTAGTTATCTAGGTATCCACGAAATTGTGTGAAAGTAATTTTCTTGTTGCGCAGCTGTGGATCCACCTCGTAGACGTGGACCAAGGTCATCAAGTCTTCTTCGTTGATATCAGCGCCATTAATTGCAGGAAATTCGCTGATCCGCCTACTTGCCACCTATCTATACTGCGCAGTATTATACTTAATTATAGTTCGACTTACTCAACGCATCTTTACTTCAATTCGAGGCAAAATATTAGTTGCACAGTACCAAACCCCTTGAATTCCTGTTACAATACCGCAAGAGATCAGAAAAACAAACAACAATTCGGCAATTGTCAAATTACGCCTTACGTAAACAACTTGTTGGGTTGGCTGCATTTGAGCGTGGCTTGCCAACGCCTGTTGCACTGCCATTTCCCGTGCACGTGCTTTCATCTCCGCCAGTTGTTCTGGGCTGATGCTCCCAGGGATAGGCATGTTGCTCGGGGGAATCTGGTCTTCCATGATGCATTAACTTTTCCCCTACACTAGCATTGAAACAAACGATTTGCAGCTATGCAATACGGAATTAGAAAAGGCTTAGAAGACATTGCGTTTGAACTAAAAGGAATCAGGAATATTCTTTCTGCATTCTGGAAACAGCAACACGACGGTACTGATGCAGATGTACTGAATCCACAAGCATACGCTGATGAGTACATTTCGACAGAAGAGTGTGCAAGGCGTTTAGATGTCTCTGACCAAACCATCCGCAATTGGATTGGTGCTGGCAAAAAAGATCCATTGAAAGGATGGGTGGAAGGCATTCATTATGTCAACGTCACTCCTGATCCCAAACGCAAGGCGGTGATTCGCATTCCATGGAACAACCTGATCGCTTCTTTTGGTAAGAACAAAAAAATTGATCTGTGGGATCATCAGCTCCATACAGGCCAGACTATGTATGCACGTCGTAACATAGGGCAGGACGAATGATTACCTATCGTTTTAAGAATATTGACATTAGTCTTATTACGATGGAGAACTATGCAGAAATTTTGCCTGCATCAGTAACCAAGCAGCTGCAGATGTTCATGCCTCCAGAGGGTTCATTCGATGAAGGGTGCCTAAGGCGATATCTGGAAAACTTAAAGCAATATGAAGAAGAAGACCCTAATTTTGGCTTGACTCTTGCCAATCGTTTGCGTCTTGCCTTTAGTGATATGACTCCTGATACCATATGTAGCAAATTTCCTCTTGCCGATCTTCCTCTTAAGCGTAGGTTGAGATGCGTAGCTGAATACCTTATTCGCTCAGGAGAATTTGAAAAGCTAAAAGACGAGAAAGGCAGGCTTGTCAAAAAACGTGGCATGTTAGGTAAAATGGTTGTCCTATACAAGCCAACGGCTAAGCTTCAAGAAACAATGCAAAAGCTGGGGCTTAAAAAACATGAGTAGACGTGAGAAACTGATCGCTTCTGTGATTGGACCAGAGCTTGACGCAACAAAAGCCAAGATGCTTGATGCCACCATAAAGCTAATTCTTGGTGATATGGGGCAACATTACTGCAAAATGTGGGATGCAGAAGGCTCGGGTGTCATGGTGTTTGAGCCACAGAACACACGATCGATGTTCTTTTTGACACTTGAAGAGCTGCATTCCGCCCAAGAGTCTGCTGAACGCGAAAATAACGGTGATCTAGCTGAGACATTCCGGCGGATCTTGGAAGCAGCACAAAAGATTGATCCAACAGAAAAAGCTGGATACATCATCAACGATGCAGATGGAATCCGCTACCTGGAAGTTGAATACAACAAAGTCACGGAAAAGTAATGGCAAAGCATCCACAACTACAAGCCAGAGAAGATTGGGAGTACATCACCAGTCGTGACCTGTTGATTGCTGCTCATGAATTACTGGGTAACATCGACCTTGATCCAGCAAGTTCAGATCTTGCCAATACGTATGTCAATGCGACTGAGTACTATACACCAACCAAGGATGGTCTTAATGATCAGCAGTGGTTTGGCAACGTTTATCTCTTTCCTCCAAACGGTGTTTACTTCTGGGAAAAAGCTAATCAACGTTGGAAAAAAACCAGGAGTGGCGCATCACCAACACTGGTCTCTTCCTATGCAGTTTGGTTTCGCACGCTATACAAAAAGTGGATGGCGCAAGAAATTAAGCAGGGTTTGTATTTTGCCAACTGCCCTGACATGATTCGATACGAACCAAAGATCTTTGATTTTCCTATGTGTGTATTGCACACTGCCCCAACCCTATGGCTAAGAACGGAAGGAAAAGTGAAGCTAAACAAAACTTGCACATCGATGCTAGTGTATCTGCCCCCTGTTGATGACGTGGAAAATTGCACCGAAAGATTTGAGAAAATCTACAGGGATCGTGGTCGCATCATCAGGTAAATTCCCTATAGTGAAGCTGATGAAACGGTGTTATGAGCGTTCTTGCTGATTGGGAAATTCGTGAGCTTGCCCTTAAAGAGGGTATGATTTCACCTTTTGTTGATCATTTGGTCAGCAAGGAAGATGGACGCAAGCTGCTGAGCTATGGCTTGAGTTCTTATGGGTATGATATTCGGCTGTCCCCTAAACAGTGCTTAGTTGTTGGTAAGATCCAGGCCGGTGACTGTGATCCTAAGGCTTTTGATGCAGATATCCATAGGCCTACTGAATTACTAGAAGACGAGAAAGGGCAGTACTTTTTGATTCCGCCCTATGGGTATTGCCTTGGTGTAGCAATGGAATGCTTAAATCTTCCACGGGATGTGACCGTTGTTGCAGTCGGCAAATCTACGTATGCCCGATCGGGAATCTTGGTAAATATTACACCAGCCGAAAGCATGTGGCAAGGCTATCTCACCTTAGAAATCAGTAATTGCACCGGTCTTTTCAATCGCATTTACGCCAATGAGGGCATCACGCAACTGCTGTTTTACCGTGGTAATCCCTGCGAAGTAAGCTACCAAGATCGCAAGGGTAAGTACCAAGGTCAGCCAATGAATGTTGTGCTGTCCCAGGTCTAGACAAACTGTTTACCAAAGTTTGGTTTGGGTTTTCGGGCGTAACCAACACTACCGGTGCGCCCACCTGAGTCACCAGTGCTTGGCAGAGCTACACCATCGATGGTTGCTTCTGATCTTGGAGTGCGTCCACGGATGGTCGGCTCAGCAATGCCAGCTCTTTGTCTGTAGGCTCCAGCGGTCCTGGCAGCCCGCATGAACTTCGCTACGCGCCCCTGGTTGTCGTTGACCGACTCAGCGGCTCTGCGGTCCTCCTGGGGGATACGACGCATATCTGTGTCATACGCCTGCTCAGGTCTTAGATCAGATACTTCAGCTCCTGACGTGCCAGCGTCTCGGGTCGGATCGTAAGTAGGATCAAAGAATTGTGCCATAGTATCATTGTAGAAGCAGTAAATCAACTGGTACTCGCCATGCATGGCGCCGCAGGATTTTTAGATAGCTTCATCCAAGATGAAGTGAAGTGTCGTTGTTTGTCAGAAGAAGATTTTGGAGCTGGTCTCGATAATGAAAAAAACGACGTTCCGCTGTATGATCAATACAACCGTGGTTTGACAGCATGCGAGCAGGGTCTGGAGAGGAATCCACTGCATCTCGAGGGGCAACGTCCTGGAATGACGGGGTACATTCCTTCGATGGAGGAGGGCCTGGAGATGGGGGCGTCACCAAAACCCAAGGCGTTAGTGCTGGACCTGGGGGCACCCAATCAGGAGATGATCGAGATGTCACAAAAGCGCCGTGGTTTACGCCGCTGACGGATGACTCAGGCTGCAAGGATGGTGTATGTCCAGTGCCCTGGCTCACTACCAAACCACTTGACTTAACCTCAGTTATTTCCCCTCAAGATCTTGCGGAAGAAGATGTAGTTAATCATCCTTCCCATTACACTGCTGCAGGCACTATCGAGTGTATTGAGGCAATTGAGGCCCAGCTTACCAGGGAGGAGTTCCGTGGTTACTTGAAAGGGAACATTGCAAAATACAACTGGCGCGAACGCAGCAAAGGCGGTACAGAATCACTGAAAAAAGCTCAGTGGTATCTAAACCGACTTATTGAATTTGATGAAGCAGAGATTTAGTAGCTCAGAAAGGCTGGAGCTGATCCTCTTCGTATTCGTCATCATCATCCTCGTCGTCGTCCATACAGGCGGCGGCGAGTTGTTCTAATTCAATGTCGGTTGGAATATCCCAATCAAGCTCGATGTTCTCAGCTGCAAGAATATCTTTGATTGCATACCATTCCATCATGCGCTGGTGGTAGAGGTTCAATAATGCGCACAACAGTTCTTCCCATGTCATTTCGTGGGCAGCAAGCTCTGCTTTACGCATGGAGAACTGCAGCTCTAAAGGCAACTCAAACTCACGGGCTTCAGCTGACCTTTCCATCCCGGTCTTCATGCATTCGTTGCAATTATTCTAATGCTAGCTGTTGAATACAACGCCGGCATCATCGCAGTCAAAATCAAACCAACCTGGCTGGTCCATACCAAAAGCATTGGCAAACTCTGCCAGGTGATAAGGGCTTATTGCTTCTTCCAGCTTTCTAATTGCTCTGACCTGATGATCAGCAGCAACATAATTGCGAAACGCTCTCAATAAGATGGCAGTTGATGCCCAGGGATTTGTATCAATATCTGCCAAAAATAATTTGATTTCTTCTCGACGTCTATCAAGCAAGCCCCCAATGACTTTGTGATACGAGTCAAAAACCCAACCAGCCATGTTCTCCGTCGCTGCACAAAAGTCTTCATTCTCAATGGCATCGATAATCTCACTGTAAAGAAAAGGTTCCCAACCAATGGAGTGAACAAAGGAGATCAACGACTGACGCATACAGTCATCTAAGCCAAGATTCAATTTAGATAGCTGATTATCAATGATTTGAACTTCGTGGAACAAATATTCCAAGGCTTTTTCTTTACTGCAAAACTGACCACGTTTTACAGGTGAGCCATCTGGGTAGTATTGAGTTCCATAGCCGATTGTGTATGGCTCTGCACCAGTGGTTAAATCTGGACATGCTTTTTCACTAAATCCCTCATACTTTCGGATTAAGTTAATGGCATGTGTAAAATCAGCCATGGGGATAACAATTGCTATCCCCAATCATACACGTTTTATTTACCTTGACCGCGACTTAATTTGCGGCCATGATTAGCTTTTGAATTTTTTCCGTCACCTTGACGTGTGCGCTTGGGCTTGGATTCAAGCTTAATGACTGCTGATGCTTTGGGTTTTGCCATGTCAAGTACAGCAATTTACGTCAACGTAGTTCCAACGTGCAGGCATATGTGTATTAACTCTGGAACAATCATACCACTTAAAATCATCCATTTTACGCGGTCGGCCCAATAGGCAGCAGACATTTTACCTTTTGCAATATTTTTGGCATGTCTTGCTTTAAAGCTTTCTCTCCGCTTGCGGTATGACTCAGATTCGCCCTCCTTCTTTGGGCTGCCAGAAACTCCTTGCTGTCCAAAATGAATGATCTTCTCTTGACCACCCTCGCATGCTTTAACCACATGTGACTTGGTGGGATGATTAGGTGTCTTCTGAGGCTTGTTACAAGGCATGGAATCCTTGTGTAACTTGGCAGCACTAGCAGCTTTTCTTCGTTTGTCTGACATCAGAACCCCTTAAACATCGACGTAAACTCACCAAGGATTTGACTACCTGTCTTTGATTTGTATTGAGTCGAATCATCATCATCTAATCCTAAGCCAAAAATATCTGACTCTTTCTCAGAAGAGCTATCAGTCGAGTCTTGGTCTTCATCTTCAAAGAACCCTTGAACTGTACTGAGTGACGCAAACGGATCACTAAAATCAAGTCCTTTCAGTTCAAGGTTGGTACTTGTGCCCGCCTTAGTAAGTAACTGCTGTTCAGTTCGGTCTGTGTCAGGGAAAAATTTGGTGTAGAACTCATCTTCTGTGCCTTTATATCCAGCCTGCTGGAACGTTTTATAAAGTTGAGTTTCACCTTTAATTTGATCTTGCTTGTAATCTTCTGGTCGTTCAATGTACTCAACGCCAAGTTTCTCTTGTGTAGGCTTTTCACCTTTCTCATTTAAGTATTTGATTTGTTCACGTATCGTTTGAGCGGTACCAGTGCGTAATGCCTCTGATACATAATCTTTAAACTCATCAATAGTACCTTTGAAATCTGTAAGACCAACTGACTTTAATGCTTCCTGCCAAGTGGTCTTATCTGTTGGATCAAGACCCTTGAGCATCTTATCTGTAAATTCTTCTGGCGTAATAAATTGACCAAAGACAGTACCCTGCTTCAATGCCTCATCTTTTAACGATGGCAGAATTTTGTTATAAATTTCATCTTGAACTTTTCCTGCATTTAGAACGTCTTCTGCCGGGTCATAACCCATGCCCCTGCCTTTGATCTGGTAGTGCATCTTTGCAAATTGTTCTTTATCGTTGAGATCAACACCAAAGCGATAGGCTTGAGATGCCCAGTATTCATCACCTGATTTTGCTTTCTCCCAGTCCTCTGACACTGTTTTAGCTTGCTCAGAGTAGGAATCAACTCTTGCCTTGTCTCCAGTGGGGTTGAAATAGAAGTCAGTGTTAAAGAATCGATCAGGAGTATTTTGTACATCAGACAGGTATTTGTCTGCACGCAAGTTGGCTACTAGTGCAACAGCATTCAACATGTCTTGCGTCTGGAACGGGTTTTGTTCTTTCTGCCGAACATCTAGATACTCAGTGAACTCACTAATTGAGCGTGATGTATTAAACCTTGGGTTCAAATACTTATCAATAAAGTTTCTTGCAAACTCTGCATCAACTTTAACTGTTTCTTTTGCTTCGTCTGTACTGTAGCCAAGCTCAATTTCTTTGTTGTATTTTTCTTTGAGTGTGTTATCAAACCACTGTTGCCAATTGTATGTGACGTTATTATTTATACCAGTAATTCCTTGCAGGCTTTTCTCCAGGCTTTCTTGAGCTTTGTTTCCTCCTGCAAAAGAAAGGATGCCGCCAACCCCTGAATCACCAAGGATCATATTGGAAATGTCTTTATTTATATTAGCTATCTCACCAAAGCTACCAAAGCCATTAATTAGACTAAGCATTTGTTCTTTCTGCTTGGCTTTCTTCATCTCCTCGATGGTATCTTTTAGTACGTTTTGAGTCAGTGCGCCAAATTTCTTGACCTCTACTGTTGCTCGTGCACCAACTGCTTGGTTGACTGCATCTTCAAGTTCAGTAATACCATACCCAGCGTTCAAATTGTAATTAAAACTGGTCTGCTGATCTTCTGGTCTTTGCGACAGTCTAAAAAGTGCAGCAAAATCATCAGTCTTACTTAGGTCTAAGTTCTTTTCTTTCGCAAGGGATTTCCAGTATTCATCTCCTGCTTTTGCTTTCTCCCACTCAGCAGCAACCCGTGGCACTGACATAATCCTTTTGGTTTGCGTGCTGGCATCTAAACCAAGTTGGATACTACGAGCTGCCTGAATATCTGCATCAGTTGGCTTACGTTCTAAGTATTGATTTGCAGCTGTTGTTTCTTCTGCTGCATTACCACGCATCCCAGCGGGTTTGCCCTGATTTGTGTAATGCTGAAGATAATAACTATTCTCTGAGTAGCGTTCAGTTATGTCAATATCATCATTAGCTACTGCTAATTTCCACTTCTCGGCTATATCTGGATTAATTGACTTGTAATACTTAGGATCAAAGTCGCCATATGGAGGTTTAGCTCCAAGCCTCTCATCCCATGGCTGTAACTTTTCCGTCCGATAAAAGATCTTGTAATAATCTTCTAGCCGTTGCTTCGTAGTGTCATCAATGCCTTGAAGCTTTCTGATCTGTTCCCTTTGCGTTGTATAATCACCTCCCGACGTTGAGTTAGCAGTAGCAAGTACGGTGTTGTAGGCATTATTCTTGTTAGTGTTTTTAATGTTTTGTTCTTCATTTTCTTGATTTGTTTTTTGGTTTAATTCATTTCTTTGTTTATTATTTAGATAGGTTCGGCCAAGGCTATATGCCTTGGTTGCTACTTCATCTTTGGGCAGGGCTAAAGTTACTGGTACTTGATTCCCGTAGTAATTGTAATTAAAACTAACAGTTAAATTGTCTAGGTCTTTTTCCGTGTAGTTAATTGGAAGAGTTCCATTTGCCCTGGTCCATTCTGGCCCTGGAATTGTTGGTGATACTGCAACGTCTTTAATGTCTGGTGCTGTCTCGGTTCGATCTTTTATTGTATAGGTGCGGGTTCCAGTCTTTACCCACACCGGAAGCTGTTCCGAATAAGGAAGATCAGTTTGCAAATTTGTAGGATAATCTGTCTTTTCTTGGGTTGCGTTCCACTTTCTTGCGGCAGGGTCATACGTAAGTGCCATTATCCAGCTGCAAATAAACCGAGGGCCGTTTCAGTATTATAATCAATCTGTTCAATGGTACCAAGCTGCATCCAGGCTTGAATTTTATTCATGCGTACAGTAGTGAAATAATCCTGTTGTTGGTACCAGTCTTCCATCTTGCTGCTGGCTTTGTTTGCATTGCATCGCTTGCAGCAAGGCAGGAGATTATTTCTATTACTGGAACCAGAACGAAACCTTGGGACAATGTGATCCAGGGATGTGGCCTGTTCTTCGCAATATCCACACTTGTGATCCCAGGCATCATATATAGATTGACGGTAACGCTTCTTTGCCAATTTAGGAGTTAATTCAATGAGGAGAGAAAGGGGTTCCTGCTCACAATTGAACATACTCTTCGGTTGCCGTTACCTTATTCTAATTTCAAGACAGCTGGCTAAAGACATAAAATCTTGATTAAGTCTATTGACAAGACGCGCTTTCTCCATAGGGTATAGGAGCACACATCTGTTTCTTTATGGCCAAGCATCCAGGTTGGGTCACCGCCCAACAAGTGGAAGAACTTCTGGGCATTGACAAGAAAACACTATACCAGTATCGGGATGATGGCACCTTGAAGCTTGGGCCTCATTTTGCGGCATTCCCTGAGACGCGCTCCAGGGACAGCTACCGCTGGAATGTAGCTGCGATCAGGAAGCACCTTAGCAAACAAGCCGAGCCCGTTGCCGCCTGATCATTGAAAGCAGCTCCTCAACCTGTGGGGCTGCTTTTTAATGTCTTATGCAGGTGTGACTCCACTTGCATAGGCTGCCCATGCTAAACCCACTGCTTCCATCGTGGATACTTCTGTATTGTCATACGGAATGTGAACGACATCACCGGCGGTATACAGCGTTGGTGAGCCTTCGTATGAGATTGTACTGAAGCCATGGAGTCTACGCTCAGTCTGTTCAGGACTTGCTGGGTTTGTTGCATCAACAACATCACCAAATTTGGGGGTGTAAGTCATTTTTTACCTCGCTAAAGGTTTTTCGCCAGAGGCAGGATGGTACATGTTTCCTTCTCGATCAAACATGTAGAATCCCTGCATAAGAACAAAAGTAGACGGAACATTAAACAATTTCTGCATCATTGGCATCATCATTGGTGATTGACAGTTATAGGGCGGCACATCCATGTATGACAATGCATGTGTAGATAACTCAACCCTAATACGCTCTTGGTTCTTTTCATTTTCACGTACCAGTCGCTGCTCCCATTCTACAATTGCTTCTCCATCAATGGGGATATCAGAGGGTTCGGGTGGGAATACGCCTTCCTTGAAACGCATTGCATAGATGTGTTTGCAATACCTAAACTCATCCAACAAGGGTGTCCAGGTATCTGTAAGAGATGTCAGATCATTATTTGATGTAGCATAATCAGCATATGTGACAGGACCATCTGCTACTGCTCCTGGAAGAGCTGGGTTCATATCACGTAAGTAAACAGAGCCAAAATCTGCATATACGCCAGGATTGTCTCTTGTTGTACCAGCGATTGTTGCAGCTGTAGGGGCAATAGACGGCGGTACATTGTACTCTGTGCTTGGTGAGATTATCGACATTGTCCTATTGACATTGCCTGGCGTCATTGCATTGTTATTGACAAGTCCACTGAGAGTAATGATATCTCTGCGACCTGGCTTAACATTCGCAATACTTACACGAGGGAAGCAGCGTTTGTTGCTCTCCTTTAAATTCATCATAAAAGCAAATTCACGTCGAGTGAAATCCTGACAGGAACAACAATATCTTGTACCTGTCATAAAGAATCTGCCAACAGCTGGAGGCCTTGTCGCAGGTGTTATCAACGCACGATCAGGCGTGGCCTCAACAGATCCACGCTTTCTTAACGTAAGTACGCCAGTGAACGGATTGGTATCTACCAGGACAGCTTGAACGTAGCCATAACGTTTCTGGGTAGCAGGATCAATGGTATTGCGTGTTATAGGGACACCACCTCTTGTAATGATTCGATCCTCTAGTATTTCACCATTGATTGCTTTAATTCCACCAGGGACTCCTGGAACAGGTACATACAATGGCGGAGGAAGTGGGTTGGAAGTACTCCAAGGACCCTTGAGCTGCACGTACCAATATTCATCGTCCTCCGTAACAGATTCAACGTAAGCATAATTACCTACGCTACTAACAACATTATCAAAACGTAGGCTACCCGCTACGCGGATACCAGCCCAGTGCATGCCAAACTCCTTGTTAGAAGTTGGGAAGCCTTTGAAAATACCTGGAATTGTTGGGGGATTAGTACCGGTTTGAGATACGCCTGGGGGCAAGGGTATCCTATATGTAAATGGATATTCGTATGATGTATCAGTTACGCTGGCTGTAGCTAACTCATAGCCACGTCTCCACCTGGTCCAAGATGCCTCTCTGTCAATTGTGTAAAGAGAATCAGGTACCGAACCTTTAGAGAACTCCGTGGTTATTGGTTTGATTAAATTTGGATTAAATGATTTACCTTCTTTGAAATTACCAAAAGAGTTTCCACTCTTTGACGCCATGATCAGAAGAAGCCACCCTGAGCCGTCACGTGAACCCCTGGGATGTAGCCAGAGCTGTTTGGGCCATCAGGGAACACACCAACGTAGATGCGGTCTCCACGCTCCAGGTAGATGCCTTTGTTGCGCAACGGTGCCGTGGTACCAAGACCATTGGTGTTGCCTGCACTGACAACAGGAGTAGCCAGTTGAGGCATCACGTCAGAACAGTCGACCACCCCACTGTTGGCTGGGACTGTCTTGGCAAACAACAACCTGTAGTCACCAGAGGCGGGAATGGGTGTCGTCGTACCACGAGTCTGGTAGAAGACAAAGGTCACTGCAGGTTGATTACCGTAAGCAATACCGTTGTAAAGGAAACCGGAGGCAATACCACCAGAGTAATTAAGAGCTGAGTTGACACCTGTGAGAGTGCCAGAGCCTGTGTAGGTGTAGTAACCGTAACCGCTAAAAGGAGCGCCTGCGCCAGTCAACGAACCCGTGGCGGACACAAAAACAATCTGACCGCTCACCAAAGAGATTGGAGTTCCAGAGGTTGTGGAATTAACGGTGTAATCAGCGCCACGGTAGAAGTCATTACGGCTGATGGTAATAGAATCAACCACGCCACCGCTATTGTTATCTTCGCTGAGCGAAGCATCCATATCCACCAGGATTGATGGCGCTTGGCCCCCCTGCACAAACAATGTATTAGTAGCAGCACTGCCAACCGTTTGAGTTGTGACCCGCACGGAATCAAGCAAAGGCCTGTCAACTAACAGGGGCTGTTTGTTACTAGAGCTTGACGACATTTACTTACTCCAATTAATCCCTTGCTTGAATCAATTACCTGATGAAGCTATTCTATCAGATCAACCGCCCATGCGCGACATAGCTGTAAATGCCTCAAAGTTTGGAGGCAACTTCATTTTGGCATCAATTAACGCATTTGGATTTTGCTGTAATGCAAGGAATGTGCCGAATGCACTACCACGATCGTCTGGATCAAACTTGAAGCGCTTAGCTGCAAGATAATCTAATTCACCTTGAGGATTCTGTAAGAATGACTCACCAAACCCCGCAGTCAGTGCCTTACGGGGCAGGTAGTCATAATCCATGTATTCAGCGAATCTTGCCATTGATCTACTGGCCAGTGAACATGTTAATGATTGAAGGCAGGGCAGGAAGTCCCACTGGAGGCTGCGTCATGGCACCTAGCACAGATTTCAGTGCGGCATCGCGAATTGCATCTGCAATGTTTTGTTTTTTATCTAGTTCGGGCCTGGCTTGTCCACCAAGGCTTGAGCTAAGGATATCCTCTACTGAACGCTGACCCGTACTTGTTGGAGTTCCTGTTTGATCAAGGAAGCCAAGCTTACCAAAAATAGCTCTGGCCGCTTGCTGGCGCTGCTCAGTTTTAGGAATACCTGCACGTTCGTACCCTGTAACAAACCGACGAGCGGATTCTTCAGGAGACTGGGCTTGCCTCAGATAATCAGCTGCCGATTTCTCTGGACCACCTAATTCATGCAGAAGAAAATCTGCTTGCAAGTTGGGATCACCAGGATCTTTCTTGCGTTGTCTAGCAAAATCAATCAGATTAGTTTGGCGTCCTCCAGTCCACTGACCAAAGCCATATCCGCCTTTTCCGGCTGGAGCGCCTACTGCACCACCTTCATTTACGCGTGGATTGAAACCTGACTCCAGTTGAAAGTTGCCAAGGATTCCAGCAATGTTTGCATTGCTATAGCCAGCCTGCTTGAGGCGTCTAGCAAGTAATGCGGCATTAGGATCAAGTGACATGGCTATAGAGCTCTCAACTTCCTACCCAATTTGAACTTGCCTTAAGACCAGGGATAAACACTGTTTGTAGTACCAGGGTTGAAGCCAGATAGGTCAAGGTTCGTTTAACAAATTTCGGGCAGAGAATCATGGGTTTAAAGCAACAACACTGGCCCCCGTAGATCTAAGGATCTGTGTCCAGTCGGCTGGGCTTACATGCAATGCAATGCCAGTTAACTATTTTTGCACACCAAACTGTTTGTTTTTAAAAGCTTCCAGTAGTGCTTTAGCTTTCTCATCAGAAGGATTGAACATAGAAGGCGTTGCTCCAAGGCTTGCACCCATGCCTTGAACACCTGTTGCACCTTCATAAGTACCAGGGATCTGTGCGCCTGGCATGCCAAGAGGAGCACTCGTAAGAGTTTGACCGGCATTGAAACGATCATAGGGAGTCGTTACCATGCCAGAGAAAGCATTAGAAGGGAGCGGGGTTGCGCCAGGAAGGCTAGCTGGTGTTACGCCTGCATAAGACGGAGCAGCAACAGGTGGTGTAGTTGCCAGTGGGCTTGAGGAATCAAAGCCGAAGTTCATCGGAGAACCCATCTGACCCGCACCAAGAGTGCGTTGGATGACATCATATCCAGATTGACCGGGCTTCACTCTAGATGCCAAGTCACCCGGTTTACCGTATTTTTGAGCCCAGATCTGCATACCTAAATCACGCACAGCATCCATCCTGCCCTGATCTTTAGATGCAGCAGCTGCCGCACTTTCTTTCTCATAGCGTTGCAGTTCAGGATTCTGTGCAGCTTGCTGAGCAATACTAGAGACTTCTTGACGATAAGCACGTTCTGCAGCTGGAGTACCAGAGGGAGTGCCTGTTGCTTGCTGACTTGAACCACGGCCAAGGAACCTACCAGTGCGTTGCTCAAAAATGCCTACACCAGGAACTTCGTAAGTTTGTTGGGTAGGGCCAATGAAGCTACTACCTCCGCTGCGAGGAGGTTGAGAAGCAGCCGCTGCTTCAATAGCCCTATTCATACGTACTGCAAAAGGATCAGAGCCTACATAATGACGTTGTTTTGCTAACGGCACATTTAAATTTTGAATGCTAGTACCTAAATTCTGGAATGAAGTAACAATGTTATCTTTTGGATTCAAAACTTGTCGTGCTTGCGCATAAACAGCAGGTATTTGTAATAGTAGGTTGGCTTTACCAAGTACATTACCTGCAGACGCACCGCCAAGTGACCTTAGCATGTTTCCTACAGAACCAAGATTAAACCCAGTGGTCCTTGCTGCTCCACCAGATGAACGAATGCGTGCAGCAGCAGCAGCAGCATCAGCATTTGTTTGGGAAATACTTCTTTGCAGTAAACCTTGCGGCGTAAAGCGCGGAGTAAATGTCGTAGGGGCTCCAAAGGGACGGGGAGTTGCCATGTTTACCGCCAAACCTCATGTAAATAAAGACGTGTGCCAACACTTACATCAGCAGGGCCAGGGAGTGCCTGGATGAATTCAGCGCCAGACCGCTCGTAGCGATACCTTGCCTGGAATGGATCTTTGTAGTTAGGAACGTACAAGATGCCGGCAAGACGATTGGTTTCGTAGAGATAGATCTCATCCCAAACCTTTAATGCTTCTTTAGCATTACTTGATCTAATTGTACGATCAACGTCACCAGCAATACTTTCCAGGCGAGTAGAAGGCGAAGTTGCGACCTCCGTCTTCTTCTCTGCAGTATCACAACGACCAAGCTGGATTGCTAACTTGTCATAGAAGTACGAATCTGGGATTGTGTTCATTGCTTCTTCCAGTCTGGCATAATCGCCCGCTGGAACAGAAACAGTGAAGTAACCCAGATGGTAACGAACTCTACTTTTATCGTAGTCGCTTAATTGCACTTCTAGGTATCGTTGTCTCTTAATTATAAAAGCAAGTAATCAACCAAAGAGTCCGCCAAGAAAGTCATTTGTGGCAGAAGACTGCCCTTGAAGAAAAGGATTTTGAGATACGTAATTGGGCAGAAAAGCTGTTGGGTTTAATGCTTGATCAAGCATTTGACCAATCAGCTGATCCCTAAAGGTTGTTTTAAAATCTTTCTTTTTCTCTTGCTGTGGTACGCCAATACCTGCACCATACATGTATGCCTTAAGAATATCGTTCTCTCTTTGTAGGTCAGATGCTTGGGGTTGCGCACCAAGTTGAGCTGCAGTTGGTAAACCGCCAACACTGCCTTCTTTGCCTAAGGTCTTCATGTGGCCAACACCGATTTCATATCTACTGTCAGGTGTTGTAAATGTGGCAAGATTACCAAAACCCCCTTGATTGGCTAATGGTTTATATGTACCCGCGCCCTCGTAATAGATAGGCGTTCCCTCTGGCAAGGACCAATCTTCTCCCTGGTGGAAAGTACTAGCACCTTGCGTTGGTGCGCCGCGCCTACCAAATTTAGAAGTAATTGTAATTCCTGATTCTGGATTGATGGCATAGCCACCTTTTGAATCTTTGATTAAAGCTGGAATACGATTTTGTCCGATACGGAAACCTGCTTGAACTGAACGCAGAGTTGCTGGATCGATATAGCTGCCTGTCTGCAGATCTTTAATGTATAAATGCTTGTGTGGACCTGTAGATGTTCCAGTGGAACCTACCTGCCCAAAGTAAGTAATGCCAGCCATATTATGTTTTATTTCTCATTCTAAAACTTAAAAACCCCTGGTTTCCCAGGGGCATTTGAGGAGATGAGTTAGACCCGAATCAGGTCTGCCGCAATGACGGCCTCCCAATCAACACGTTTGATTTGTTTGAGCTGCTCCAGGTTGTTAAACCTTTCACCCGATAAAGACATTTGAAGATCTTTGATTTCACGAGCAGTCTTTAATCCAATACCCCTAATGTGATCCGCAATCATTTGTGCGGTTGCAGTATTGAGATTCAAACGGTGATCAGGTGGAAAATCACGTGGTTCTTCTTTGGCAGCCTTATCTTTTACCTGAAGAGTTTTGACTTTCTTGGTCGCTTCTTCATCTGGCGCAAGTTCGCTTTTGTATGCAGTGAAAAGGCGACCGTCTTGATCTTCGACCATGAACCAATCGCCATTATCAAACTCACTGATCACCTTAACGCGAGCCTTGGTTTTTGTGTGCTGGTAAAGCATAAGGACCAGAAACAGTAACTGGTCCTAGTTTAACCTATTCAGCTGACTGTGCGACCAAGCAGGTAGCCATCGATATCTTCGTAGCCAGGGGCAACATCGGGTTGGATGTAGCACACTTCAACAACGAAGTAACCAGTACGGCCGGCAGATGCATCACCACTGGAGATATAGAAACCACCAGAGGTAGCAGTGTCGTTAGCAGCACCCTTAGCAAACACACGCAGGGTAGTAGCAGCAGTGGCGCTGTAGTACACATTGGTGTTAGTCACACCAGCGGCACCGGTAGCGGTCAGGAACGGGTTGGTGCCATAAGCGGCAGAACCACCAGCGAAGAAGATTTCACCGGCCTGAGTGCCAGAGGTGGTGGAAGTCAGGTTGGCCTGGATGACGCTCTCACCAACACCAGAGGCAGCAGTGGGGCTACCGCCGTTGCTACGACCAAAGGACAGAACGTTACCGGTAGCAGCGTAGATACCAGAGGCAACGCGGCCATCACCCCAGCCAGAAGCAACCGAAACTGCAGTGCGATACACGTAAGCAGGCAGGGCGCTGCTACCAGAGATCACCATGCCAGTGATGTCAGGACGAGTGTCATCCTGGCGATAAGGCGAGGGAACAATCACAGCAGCAGAGGCGACCGCACCAGCACCAGAAGTGGTTGTCACGGGGACATAACCACGCTGTTGGAAGTAGCGATAACCAGGAACAGCAAGGACGGAAGTGGGGCCGCCCAGAGCGCTATCGAGAGAAGAACCGCCTTCCGTAGTGGCATCAATGTTCTTGTACCAGCCGTTCAGGGGTTCAGCCCAGTTGCCTGGGTAGATTTTCTTAGCAGACAAATAAGTCATTTATTTTTCCTTTTGTTGGATGTTTGTTATTAATTATCAGACGGTGCCGTCATCTTGCACGAAGCTGAAAGCGGTGGTAACGAAATCCTTGTTCAGGATTTCAAAACCAGCGTAAAGTTGCCAAATCAGGATGATGAAACGGCTGAAATCGTCGTTGTTGTTGATAAGCACCTGAGCATTCGGACCACCGATGCCCACACCGATTGCCTG